AAAAAGTGAAGAAAATAGAGAGGTGGTGCAATTTGAATTAGCTGCTAACTTTGATTTAGCAGGGGTGAAAGCTCCTCGTAGACTTGTAACCAGAGATCAGTTTCCATCAGCAGGAATTTTTAAAGGATGAAGCAGTGGCAACAAATAGCTATGAGAGATAGCAAACTAGAAAGCCCAAAAGAAATATGTGGTTTAGTTGTTAATGTAAAAGGTAAAGAAGTATTTTTTTATTGTCCTAATCGTTCCAAAGATGAGGATAATTTTATTTTAGATCCTGATAGTTATGCAGCCTGTGAAGAAAAGGGTCAAATCGTAGGAATATTTCACAGTCATCCAAAAGGATCTTCTGAGCCATCTGATGCAGACAAGATTAGTTGTGAAGCATCAAAACTTCCTTGGCATATTTATAGTCCTTTGGAAAATACTTGGTCAGAACTCAAACCAAATGGATACAAGCCAAAACTATATGGTAGACCTTGGATTTGGGGATTGACAGACTGCTATACGTTTTTAAGAGATTGGTATAAAGAAACTAAAAATATTAATTTAAAAGATTATGAAAGATCCCTTACAGCAGAAGAATTTTTAGAAGATCCTTTATTTGAAAGTTATGCTTGGAGAACTGGATTTAGAGAATTAAGACATAATGAATCTTTTGAAAAGGGTGATGTTTTTCTTATGAAACTATTACACCCAAAGCCTAGTCATGTTGCTGTCTATGTTGGTCATGGAAATATTGCTCACCATTGCAATGAAAGGCTAAGTTGTATTGAACCTTATAGTGAATTTTATATAAAATGTACTCATAAGAGGTATCGGTATGTCAACTGAGATTAAATTATATGGTCATTTAAAAGAAGCTACAGGTCGTTCATCTTTCAAGGCAAAAGTTAGCAACACTGCTGAAGCAGTTAAATTTTTAATAGCTAATTTTCCAACTTTAGAACATGAGATGGCAAATCAATATTATAGAGTCAGTGTTAACAATGTAGATATAGATAAAACTGAATTACACGATCCAGTGGGTATTGCTGAGATAAAAATAATACCTGTAATAGCTGGAAGTGGAAGAGGCTTTGGAAAAATATTGTTAGGAGCAGCTTTGATTGGTTTGGCTTTTTTTGTGCCAACTAGTCTAGGTGGGCCAATAAAATTTAGTCTCAAAGAAGGACTTACTGGAGGTTTTATAGCTAAAAATATGGCTTATATTGGAGCTTATCTAGTGTTATCAGGTATCGCTGATTTATTTACACCAGCAGTGGAACCAGAGGCAGAAGATCCATTGTCAGCTAATTTTTCTAACGCTATCAACACCACACTTGCTACAGTTCCTATCCCAATTTTGTACGGAGAATGTATTACTGGATCGGTTGTTATCAGTGCTGGTATAGATACTGCTGACGGTTCACCCACTACTCCAGCTTCCGCTAACATTCCAGATCATAGGGATGATACTCATTCATATCCAATAGATCCAGACACGGGTCAGCCTGTTGAAGAATATGATAGAGATCATTCGGATACAGACGAGGAAAATTTAAGATATATTAGGGTTTATAGTATATCAAATTTTCAAGTAAGAATCGAAGCTGTTGTAGGAAACAGCACATATCAAGGAACAGGTTATACAAATACAGGAGATGAGTTAGTAACTTCTTATAAAGAACAGAATAAAAATCAATTTAATTATAGTGCTTTTGTGATGAATGGTGATACTAAATATATTCCTGGTAATTTAAAAGAACAGATTGGAACTGATTTAGGTGAAGAGGGTAGACCTAGTACCGGTCATAGCGATGGGTATTATTATGGGTTAGTAACTGGAACTGTAGATTAATGACTAATAAAAAACAAATTACAGGTAGTTTTGGGGGGCTTTTTGGAGGAGGATCAAGAAAACCTACAAGAGATCCTGATACCTTAAACAATACTGAAACAGGTAAGGTCATAGAAATACTTTCAGAAGGAGTTACAGAAGGTTTTGCAACACCATCTAAAAAACTTTCATCAGAACTTGCTCAAGTTAATGAAGTATATCAACTTAGTGCAAGTAACCAAGATCAATATATTGCATACGCACATGAGGATATATATTTAGACGATACTCCTATAAGAAGTGTTAATACAGGTAAAAAAGGTGATGATGGGAATTATCAAAAAGCAAATTTTAATGGGTTTCACAATCCTAGCGATGGTTCATTTGATGTAAGACATGGATCTAAAAATCAATCAATATTAAGTACTGATAGTGCTTTGCAAAGCGAAAAAATAATTCAAGTTAATCAAAAAGTACAAACTGAAATAACAAGACAAGTTACAGTAGGTAGACCATCTTTAGCCTCAACCCAATCTTTAGCTCCTGAGAGAGTAAAGGTAACACTTCATGTTAATCAGCTACAAGAGACAAACGATAAAGGCGATCTTTTAGGAAGAACTGTAGAATTTCAAATCTTTTTTCAATATGTGGGTGATGTTGCAGATACATCAAGAACTTTAATGAAACAGGATTCATTTTCTGGAAGAACTGGAGATCAATATAGAAGAGAATATGTATTTGCAACAGAAAGTTTTAGTAGAGATAGTTTTAGACGTTATCCACTAAATGTAACTGTAAAACGTGTTTCTGCCTTGAATGAAGATAATGACCAAATACAAGATGATTTGTTTTTCTCAGCAATCACTGAAATACAAAGGCCAACGACAGATTATCAGGGTCAAACTTTAGATACAAATATTGAAATAGATGATGGTAATGGTGTTATTCAAAAAATACCAGATGGACAATTTTCATATCCTTTTACAGCTTATTGTTTTCTACAGTTTGATGCTTTTCAATTTGCGAGTATTCCAAAAAGAACATTTCGTTATCGAGGAATAAAAGTAAGAATACCAGCTACAGGTGCAAATGACTCTGGAACTCCTACTGTTGATATAACTGGTAACGGAAGAATAGAGTATCCATCAAATTATGTATTTAATAATCAACTTACAGGAACATTATTTTGGACAACAGATCCAGCCTTCATACTTCTTAATCTACTTTTAAACACTAGATATGGATTTGGAAAGTATATAAAAAAAGAGGAAGTAAATCTATTTTCTTTCTTTCAAGCTAGTAAATATTGTGCCCAACTGGTGCAAACCCCTAGAGGACAAGAACCTAGATTTGCTTTTAACAGTGTCATAAATAAAACAACAGAGGCTTTCAACATAATAAAAGAGATTTCTGGAATGATGAGATGTTACCCCATATGGTCAGGAGGGCAACTTACTCTCGTCCAAGACAGACCTATAAACCCAGATGACGCAGATCCTTGTAATTATCAGACTCCTGTCTATGTCTTCTCACTTGCTAATACTTTAAATGGTTTTTCTTATTCTGGTGTCAGTTTAAAAACAAGACATGGAAAAGTTGTTGTTGAATATTTCAACATGGAGTCAAGGCAGTTAGATACTGTAGTTGTAACTAATCAGCAAGTTTTTCAAAAAACTCATAATATCAAAAAAGTAAAAGCCTTTGGATGTACTTCATTTTATCAGGCAGTTAGGTATGCCAGAAATATAATTTGGTCTGAAAATAATGAGACAGATGTTGTTACTTTTGACGTATCCATAGAAAGTGGAGTTGTCATTCGACCTGGTGCGGTTGTTGGTATAAACGATCCAGTAAGAGCAGGGGTAAGAAGGGCTGGAAGAGTAAGTGCTGTAACTTTAAATGGAAGTGGTCATTTGACTGCTTTAACAGTAGATGACAGTAGTTCAACTGATCTACCCACTACTGGCGATAGAACTATCTTAATTTTGGACAGTGCTGGAAAAGCTAAACCAGGAACTATCAGTTCTATCAGTGGTAAGGTTATAACTTTATCTTCTGCTTTATCACCTAGTGAGATAAAGGACAGTAATGGCAATATTATTGGTTATGCTACTTTTCAAGCTAATACTGTTTGGTTGATTGAAAACATTGTCAAATCTCAGCTATACAGAATAGTTGATGTAGAAGAGCAAGATGGAATCTTATATAAGATGACAGGTATTCCTTATAACTGTAATAAGTATGATTTTGTTGATGGTAAAAATAGAGCATTAGTAACAGACGATTCATTACAAAATCCTGATTTAATAAGAGATCATAGAACAATAAGTATTCTTGAAACTGATAGAGGTGGGCCAAGTTCTATAAGTGCTGTTACTGCTTTAAGAGAAAAGGAAGGTCAGGTTATATCTGTATTGATAGTTAGTTTTGCTAATGTTATTGGTGGAGGGAAATATCTTGTTAAATATAAATTTAAACGTGGTACTGTATCTAATAAAGGAACAAATATTTATGGACAACCATCTTTATTTGTTAATCCTCTTGCTTCTTTTGGTGAGTATTTAAGAGAATTTGTAACTGAAGATGTAACTTTTGAAATTGAAAATTCCAGTATAGGTGTTTATCAGATTGAAGTTTATTCAATCAATGCTTTAGGTCAAGTATCAAAGAAGCCAACAATAAAACAAATACAAAATCTTGGTAAATCGGCTGCACCTGTATCTCCAACAAGTTTAAATCGTGAAATTACGCAATCTGGAGATTTAAAATTAACATGGCCTTTATCTGGAGATATTGATGTAACAAGTAATGGTCATATTATTATTAAACATAATGATGATACAAGTGGTGCTGCTGTTTGGGGTAATTCTCGGACAATAATGATTCTTCATGGATCACAAACCAGTGTTGTTATACCTGCTGTTCCAGGAGAATATTTAATAAAATATCAGGATCAAACTTTAATACAGTCGCAAAATCCTATAAGTATTATTGTATCAAGTATTGATTTAGATTTAGCAGATCGTAAGTTAGCTGGAACGATTAAAGAAAACACAGCATTTAGTGGAGTAAAAACTGCATTAACTGTTAACAGTAGTGGCATGGAGATTAATCAAAGTGCAAGTAATATCTTGATTGATTCAATCACAGCAAATATAGACACGATTAGTGATTTTGACACTTTAGATGGAGATACTGGAGTGCTAGAAGGTTCATATGAATTTAATGTAGCTGGTCAGAATGTACTGGATTTAGGGGCTAAATTTTCTGGTGTTATTTTTGAAAGTATTATAAGATTTGAAGGTTTTTCTGCTAGTACTCTTTTTGATAATTATGTACCAGCAATAGTTGTAAATTCAGATGGTGCAATCTTAAGTGGTGGTGTAGACGCTTTGACAAGTTTTGATGGCGATATTTTAGAAAATGCAACGGCAGCAGTGCAAATTCAAACAAGTGATGATAATTCAAGTTTCACCACTGCAAACGATTTTATTCAAACAGTTGCAAGTGCTAGATACTTTAAATTTATTTTAAAATTAAAAACTACAACAACAACAGAAAATTCAAGAGTAATTATTGGAGATGGAAGTACTAATACATTAGGTTGTAGAGTTTTAATGAACAGAAGAACTGAGAATAGCATTACGTTAACTACAACAAGTAACACTCAATATACGTTTACCAATGGATTTTTCACAGGCCAAAATGCTTCTACAGGTTTTACTGCTCCTGTTCCATCTGTAACTATAAATCCAATTAATTTAGGAACTGGTGAGTACTTTGAAGTGACTCAAATAGATGGCGATGGATTTAATGTGGTATTTAAAAACTCAAGTGGTGTAGCACAAACAGGAAAACAATTTACATATACTGCTACTGGCTTTGGTAAAAAGGTGTAATATAATAGAAATATCTTATAAGTATTATTAGATGGCTAACATAGATACAATAATAGCAAATGCAAGTGGTCAAACTGTAAGAGAAGATATACAGGCAAATTTACAGGCTATAAAAGGCAATAATAGTGCTGGTACTTTACCAGCAGCGAATAGCAATACTTTAATAAATTACATGACAATAGCAGATACAGGTTCTAATCAATTAAAAGTTCATACTGGAACAAGTAATACTTTTGTTCCTATTGTTGATATATCTCAGGGAACATCCTCTGGAACTCATATTGCAAAACCAGGCACTACAGCTTTTCCTGGTTATAGATTTTTAGACAGTTCCGGTAGTGCAACTCAAAGTGGTATGGGATTACCAGCAGATACAAGACTTGGATTATTTTTAGGTGGAACTGAAAGAGTATCTGTAACTAATGACGGTAAAGTAGGTATCAACACTACTTCTCCTAGTGATAATTTAGATGTAATAGGTGGAGCAACAGTACGAACATCTACAGGAGATGCGATTTTTAATGTTAAATCAACCGCAGCTGATGACTCTAACAGAGCTTATATAGATATAACTGCGAGTATGACACAATATGAAGACTATGGTTTAAGGATTATTAGAGATGCTGGAGGCCCGAATGTTAACTCTATGATTACTCATAGAGGTACAGGTCCATTTGTATTAGACTGTGATGAGCAGGGTAGAATGGAATTTAAAACAGATAGTACAGTTAGGTGGACTATTTTTGGTGACAAGGGGAATTTAGTATCAGGAACAAACTATGCTCGTGATTTGCTGACAACTCATGGTGCTGGATTTAATTTTGATGGTGATAATTTTGAAGGTTTAGCACTTGTTAAAAATACATATGGTTGGGGTACACCTTTATTTATTCAATTATTAAATGCTAGTGGCAGTAGAAATATTCTAGAGATTCAATACAATACTGGAAGTTCTGGAACGGGAACAGCAGTTGGTGGGATTTCTTGTAACGCTTCTTCAGTAACTTATGCAACAAGTTCAGATTACAGATTAAAGGAAAATGTTGTTGCTATTTCAGATGGTATTACAAGATTAAAAACATTAAAACCTTATAGATTTAATTTTATTTCTGATAAAGACACAACAGTTGATGGTTTCTTTGCACATGAAGTGACAGCAGTACCAGAAGCAGTTACAGGTACAAAAGATGAAACTGACAGTGATAACAATCCAAAATATCAAGGAATAGATCAATCAAAAATAGTACCTTTACTTGTAGCTGCATTACAGGAAGCGGTTGCTAAGATAGAAACATTAGAAACCAAAGTTGCTGCACTTGAGGGAAGCTAATGGCAATCCAACCTGGAACGTACAATTTTACAGTTCAAAGGAGATCAGACCATTCTATTCCTTTGTTATTTAAAGATGGAAATAATGCTGCCATAGATTTAACAGGATTTACTGTTGCAGCACAGGTTTGGGAAGAAACACGCACCACAAAATATGCAGATTTTACAACAACTTATACAGATAGATCCGCAGGATCAGTAAGTATTGCATTAACAGATGTTCAGACAGCTACTTTTACACCAGATATTTTAAAATATGATGTTTTATTAGTAGATGGATCGGGCAACA